TAAAGAGAACAATTGCAACAACCACACCAGCTTTAATCCAGTCTTTTATGCCCCATTCATTCCATTCCTTTAACCACGTCCAACAATCTTTTATAAGTTTCATAATTACTCCTTGTTAAATGTTGTAATCATTTTAGCTGTTGCAAAAGCGGCACCTAAACTGGTGTCTGATTCAAGCAACACTGATAATTCTTTGGGAGATTTATCAACTAAAATTTCATATGCGGTTTTGTCTCCTTCTCCGTACTGTACAAATGTTTCATTAAATTTATTCCCAAATAAACCTGAAGAATTTATTAATAAATCCTTTGCTGTAGCAGGTTCCGCTTGCCAGTAACTTCGTGCAGGACCTTTCTCCATTTGCACTTTGGTTGTATAGTTAGTTTCTATCGCTCCTATCTTTGATAATCCATCAATGATAAACTCTTTACTGAAACCCATATCTCCTTCAAATACATATGCCGCATCAAGAATGCCTTGCATAGCATCCTTTGGCACTACATAATCTGAAGTTAAAATTTCATAAGCTCGTTTTTCTTTTTTGGCACTAGCTTTTCCATGATACTTTTCTGACCACTGTTCAGCAAAGATTCTATTAGGATCGTAAAAATATTAGCCATGTTATTCTTCGTGTTTGCTACAAGAACAATCGCAATCAGTGCAAGTGCAAATACCAGTATCCGAACAGTCACATCCGTGTTTACATTCACAATTTTTAGAATTTTCTGTCATTTCTTTTACCTCATCTTGGCAAACGTTTGAGCAAGCCTAGCCTGCTTTCCAATTTTGCCACCTTTCTTAGCCGCTTTGGCTATCATAGATTTAGGAATCTTTTTTCCTGGCGCAATACCTAAAGACTTATGAAGTCCTCCAGATTTCATCTTTTTTCTCTTTCTTTTCGTCTTCTTTAAGTGAGTCTTCTACCTTAACGGCATCGCCGCCGATAGTTACCTTACCTAATTCAAATACAACATCTTCCGTTAATTTCTTTTTATCTTCCATAATATCCTCCGTATAGATAAACTATTATAGCACAAGAAGGGGGCATATGCAACCCTTTAATTGTGCCAAGACACCCACGTATGCTTGGGTTTTTTAATTGATCCTTGTTCACAATGAACAGGAACCTGGAATGTTACCCCGTACATAGGATGCGTGAACCATAAAGCTTGCTGTGGTTTTTCAAATGAAAACCTCCCCGACATAGCATATTCATTGTACCCTATAACTGAGCCATTCACAATGGCATCTTTCAAAGAAAGGTATTGGTGGAAATGCCCCATCAATACATAGTCAATTGATTGTTTAACGTTGGCATATTCCGTTTTAACTTTTTGCACACCTCGTGCAATAGGACCCATCATTCCTATAATGCCCGTGCCCCCTTTCACTCCCAGCCTATCGCCATGAGTTAGAAGATAGCTTGTATCATATATCTTATACGATGCATCGTAAGTAGCAGGAATTAAAAAGGTGACCCGCTTGTCCTTTGAAAAATACTTCTCAAGCATGTTATATAATAGCCAGTCAAAGCTGCTCTCAACTGCTTGCTTGTGCCGATACTGTTTATACATGCGACTATGGTTTCCAATGACGCATGGCACGAAAACATTTTTGAATACATCAGCTAGTTTTGTAATGGCAGATGATAAGACATCCACCAGTTCAATCACATGCTCAATATTTGTACCGTCATTTGTTTCTGTAAGTTCATCATGTATGTTACCACTAATCATGTCACCGCCAAATGGTACCACAATTCCCGGATACTTAGGGTTGACCATGTGGTTTGTGCATAAGTCAATGGCTGCATTAATTACAAACGAAACTCTTTCGCGTGCTATTTTTCTACTATAGGAATTTAAATTGTTAACATTATTTTTATGGACTACCTCTCCCCAATGAAAATCTGAAATGAAAAGTGTTGGTACACCAGGTGATCCTTTTTGAGGCATTGATATATGCAACCATTTCGGTGGTTTTAATGAATGTTCTGCCAACATAAATACATGCTTGCGTATGGCAGTGGCAGTTATATTTTCTTTTGCTAATTCATCTACCTGTTGCTTAAGTTCCCTGATCTGCAACTCGTAGGTTAATTTCTGTTCAATTAAAGCCGCTTCCATATCGGGAGCTTTAACTGTAGGCTTTATATTATTTAACTTTGCTTTTTCAAGACGACTAACTAATGTCGGTCTTGGTAATGATAATGATCTAGCTGCATCGGACTTATTTCCTTTGGCTAATACTAAAGCGTTTATCGCTTCCTGTAATATATCCGTCATAATTTATCTCCTGTAATTGTAATCTATTCACTCTTATACGTCCAGACTCTTACCTCCTAATTTAATTCCTCGTTGCTTTTCTTCCTCATATTTCTTAATCTGATCCTCAAACGCACCCATTTCAAGACAATATGTCTCAACAAAAAAAACGCTATTTCCTTTTCTCATTTCCCTATCCACTATGTAATTTTCCAAAGAGGGACGCTGCCTCTCGCAAGCTTCCAAACTATGGTACGCATAAAAACCTTTGTAGGTTATTGATGGGATGCCTGGAAACGCCATAAGCGCTATTAAAAACCAGACTGTTGTCATAACTCTTCTTGTCCTTTATAAATCTGTGCCATTCCTCTCCAATAATCCTTATCTTTTATTTTAAGGTTCTTCCACAATGGCCAAAGCATTTTTGTTCTAGGTCGTAACCTATGATATAAAAATTTAGCATAGCCATCATACTTAGTTTGGTTAGGATAATCAGGATGCTGCTTGAGTTTCATTCACTATCCTTCCAAATCCATCTACAAGTTTTCTTATCTTTGTCTTATCTCCCGATGCTATGATTTTTCTAAACCCAATTCGACTGCCATCAGGCAAGTCATCATACAACCAATCTCCATAAGTTAATTTATGATGTATATTTGATATCATAGACTTAGCATCCAAGTGTTCTCGATATGCATCCATCTTATCCTCTTCATCACGAGAACGATAGCGACGCAATGCAGAGTTCTTTATATCTTTATATTTTTCCGTATAATTTCGCAACTCTTGCTCGGAAAACTTTTTAATCTTCTTCATACTCTCTCCTTAAAAGCCAAAGGCTGAACAACTATCATCAGTCACTCAGCCTTATGTGCCCCCTTAGAACTAATGCAAAAACTACTTTTAAGGACACTAGTTCTTATTATAATAGTAGCATACTTTTGATGTCGTGTCAACATATTAATTTACTTAAATGCCTCATCCCAAGTACCTGTGAGTGTACCTTTCGCGTACTCTGTTGAACGATTCTCAAAAAAATTGGTATGTTCTACACCGCCTACGATCCAATCGACCCATTCAAGTGGATTATCTTTCACTCCATAATTAGGCTTTAACCCTAACTGAAGTAGTCTACGGTCAGCGATATGCCGTATGTATTGCTTAACATCTCCAGGATTTAATCCTTCGACAGGACCCATCCCAAAAGCTAAGTCAATAAACTTGTCTTCCAATCCTACCATATCCCTACAAATCTGATAGAGAGTGGCTTTAAATTCATCATTCCAAACATGAGGCATTTCATCCAATACCGCATGCAATAACTTAATCATACTTTCCACATGATGTGACTCATCACGAATAGACCATGCGACAATTTGCCCCATGCCTTTCATCTTTCCAACGCGAGTAAAATTCAAAAGCATAACAAAGCTGGCAAATAATTGGAGTCCTTCTCCAAATGCAGAGAACACCGCCATGTCTCTGACAATCTTCTCCTCTTCCGTGCCCCCTTTATTTTTCCATAAGTATTCATGCTTATCATTCATGGCTGTAATTTCTTGGAAGGCTTTATAGTCTCCATCATCCATTCCTACTGTATCGTTTAATAAAGAATAACTATGAGCATGATTAGCTTCACTTGTTGCTATGGCTGATAACATCATACGTATTTCAGGTTGCTTGAACATGGTTATATATACATCCATGTATGCTTGTGCTATATCTACATCCCCTTGTGTAAAGAAAGTAAGAATTTGTTTAACTAAATTCTTTTCTGATTCACTCATCTTATTGTTCCAGTCATTAACATCTTCATGCAATGGTACCTCACTTGGCAACCAATGCATTTTTTGCTGTATGTCATATGCCTTAAATGCCCACTCATATTTAAATGGTTTATAATAATTTCTTTCACTAAATACACTCATTATTTTACTCCGTTTCTAGTATTGAGTTACCTATTATAAAAGGAATTGCAGGTACTAAACTGTTACCTAATCCTTTAAGTCTGTCCACCCTTTTGGGTACCCCATTAGCCACTCGACCCACGTCGGGTTCAAGCTCCCACCAGCGCTCCCAGCTAAACGACCTTTCTTCCTGGCTTTCTCGTAGTTCACGTTCGGTCCCGAGTCCTTGTAGTCTCTGGCTGTCGGTGTTGGAAATGCCATTCCCGGATGACGAACTTGATCGTTCAAACTGATCGGCATCTTCTTGTCCAGTTTCATTTGCATTCTCTCTTTCGAAGAAGGACCCCTGTCGCAGTGTGCGTCTGGTGTCCTCCACATCTGCACCACCGTTGGATCTACCTGCTCCCGCAAGTTGCCCGGCTTTGTCCTTCCTTTCCTGGTTGTTGTTGCTTGTCTTTTCAAAGCTTCTATGCTTCTTTGAGGTAAATGATCCATTGTGTTGGGAGTAGCCCACAATCCAGACTCTTTCTCTTTTATGGTTTGCGCCGATGCTAGAAGCTGAAATACTAAACGCCCTCGTGGAGTAACCTTCACTCTCCAAGTTTTCAAGTACGGTGTCAAGACCGAGTTTAATGTGCCCACTAACGTTTTCTCCAATAACCCAAGTCGGCCTACATTCTTTGACAAGCCTAAACATTTCAGGCCAGAGATGTCTTTTATCTTTTTCACCACGTTGGTGACCTGCGACGGAGAATGGTTGGCAAGGATAGCCTCCCGTAATAATGTCGATGGGAATAATTCCATCTGTTTCCAATTGATCATTTGTTAATTCCTTTATATCTTTATATTGTTTAATATGTGGCCAGTATTTTTTTAAAACTTTGCGAGGAAATTTTTCTATCTCACAAAATGCTACTGTTTCAAATCCACCTGTTAATTCCAGTCCTAAACTAAAACCACCAATGCCACTAAATAAATCTAAGTGTCTAAACATTATGCTTGGCACATAACACAGTCTTCTTCATCTTTACTATCCTCCCTAATCTTTCTTTCTACCTTAATAGAAATATTTTCTACTCGTTTAATTGCTTCACTTCTGCAATAATATAAAGTCTTTAATCCTTTCTCCCATGCACGTCTATGAATATTATTTAATCGTCTAACGTTAACGTCTGGTGGAAAAAATAAGTTAAGACTCTGTGACTGACAGATGTACTTTTGCCTTTCAGCTGCAAGATCCACCAACCAGACTTGATCAATTTCAATCGCTGTACGAAACAAATTTTTTTCACTTGCAGATAAAGAATCCATATGGTAAACAGATCCCTTATTAGCGATAATCTTTTTCCAAACATCTTTTGTGTTCAACCCCTTTTTTTCTAATAGTTTTTCTAAATATTTATTCTTAACTAGAAATGAACCACTCATAGTTTTTTGTGTAAAAGCATTAGCCCTCAGTGGTTCTATGCTAGGAGAAACTACCCCACATATAATTGAACTACTTGCATTAGGAGCTATAGCTATCATATGAGCAAATCGTTTTCCCGTTCCTTTTAAATCACTAGGTTCTCCTCTTATTTTTCCTAAAGAAAAATTTGACTCTAATGCTTTATCATATATATGTTTAAATATATTTTTATTTATGCCAAAAGACATTGGGCTATTTAATGCTATGCCTATTTTCTGTAAGTAAGAATGAAATCCCATTGCTCCCAATCCTACAGAACGTTCTGCTTTAGCTGATGCTATTGCTCTCCATAAGTAAGAGGGGGCATTTTTTATGAAATGAGTTAGAACATTATCTAACATCCGCATTAAATCATCAATGAATTGTGGATCATCTTTCCATTCATCATAGTATTCTAGATTAACACTTGATAAACAACACACGGCTGTGCGTTCTTTATTTGTAGGTAAAGTTATTTCACTACAAAGATTAGAATGATTAACCTTTAATCCAAGTTTCTTTAATTCTTTTGGTAAATGTTTATTAACCGTATCAATAAACATAATGTATGGTTCTCCCGTATTAACTCTTGTTTCCAATAATTTAATCCATAGCTGTCTTGCTTTTATTTCTCGTATAACCTTTTTATTATGAGGATCAATGAGTTTCCACATCTCATCTTTCTCCAATGCCTTCATAAATTTATCAGGTATGTTAACGGCATGATGAAGATTTAAATTTTTTCTGTTAATGTCTCCGCCACTAGCCTTACGCATGTCAATGAACTCAATAATTTCTGGATGAGATATATCCATGTAACTTGCATATGAACCTCGTCTTGTTGAGCCTTGATTGAAAGCTATCATTTGACTGTCCACTACATGCATGAATGGAATGACACCCGTAGTTTTATTTCCCTTGCTTGTTGATTGATCTTGTGAACGAATGTCACCCCAGTATCCTCCTATGCCACCACCTGAACTTGATAGCCAAATGTTTTCTAAATAATGTTCTCCTAATCCTTCACGTGAATCTGATACATAATTTAAAAAGCATGAGATAGGCAATCCTCTATCTGTTCCACCATTGGATAAGATAGGAGTAGAAAACATAAACCATAACTTTGATGAATAATCATATAATCTTTTTGCATGAGCATCTGAATCTGCAAATGCAACGGCAGCACGTGCCAAGGATTCCTGGGGACTCTTCTCTTTTGGAATCATATATCTATCTTTAAGGATAGCCTTACCAAAATTTGTTATTAAATTATCGCGTGAATTATCTATGGTTGGTTGTTGTATCATCTTGCTCCTATGTGAAAGTTTTAGTATAGCATACTCTTAATCCGTTGTCTAGGATAATCATGTCAATGCTCTCAAAAATAATGTTGCATATTCAAATTGTTTTTCCTGGGAGAACATATCATCCACATTATCAAGCATCTGTAATTCTAAATTCTTGTTTAAATTCTTAACTACTTGCACTAATCTTATATTAATCTGTGGATAAAGTCGTTCCATTATAGGACGATATAAATAATTTAATTGAACCCAAGCTTTCTTCGTAGCTTTTAACTTACATTCCATAACCAGGATATATTTACGATTGCGGCTGGGAAGAACTATAATATCTGGTTGGCACCAACCCAATCCTCTTTTATCTTCAAAGGCATACCATTGTCCATGTATGACATCTTTTCCATATATAGCTTGTAAATAATTTGCTATTCTATTCTCATAGATGAGGCCAGCCCTTCGGATTCCCCTAATCTTTGGCGAGGGTATAAAATTAGGTTGTCTATCAAGGGCTTTGGCCCATCTCAGACCTCGAATTATATTACGTCTTTTTTGCATAGGAATACTAATTCATCTTCAACACGGATATAACCCGCATCCTGCATGGCTTGAAGGTATTGAGACATCTCACTTGGAGCGGTAGTCTTGTTCAATAATTGCCGTTTAAACAGCTTCAGACGCACGTGAGAGCGGTTATTGTTAAAGACCGTACTCTCCAACCATTCCTTCATATCATGGGTAATTTTCCCTGTTTTACTCCTACCAAATCCTTCCAAAGCCTTAGGCATTTTATCTTCCATGGCAAACATAATCTCCTTTGTTCTTTCCCAATCACTTAAAGTTATAATTCTATTGCCAACTCGTGACGCGTTAATAGACATCGCCACCTTTAAAAAATGTGAAACTCTGCGTTGATTATACTCAGCCATGTTGGGATCTTTAGATTCAGGTGGAATAAATATCTTCATATCCTTTTCTGCTACTTCTTTAGTCTCTTCATCAAACATAAACTTCCCATGAATACTAGCTATAAGACTTAAGTCATATCTTAAATCTTCTAACGTATCGTCACTTACTTTTTCCTGTAATAAACTTTGGGGTATCCTTTCTCCTTCATGATAGATAGGCAAGAACCGAGATAATAATCCTTGGGATGCCGCATCCACTGGCAAATGTTCTACGAATTGCTGAGGTGTGGCACATGATATCCAATTTAAACACGGGCCTTTTATAAATTGTGAAGCTCCCGTTTTAATTTGATGACTAAAAAAATCTTTACTATCCCACATATCAGTCATGAACATATGTAAATATTGATAAGACTTACTCATAAATGTACCAAATTCAGAAGTAACCATAGTAAGAGATGAATCATGAAACATATCTTCTACTGTACCCACTCTTTTATCCCACCTAGTAATCTTATGCATTTCAACTGCTAATTTTTCTGGAGTAATTTTATCTTGGATAAGATACAAAGGATAATCCTTCAATCCATACTGAGTTAACCCACTATTAAATTCATTATCCTTTTCCTCTGTTCCCACAGGCGTGGTCAGTTTAGAAAACACTTTATAAAATGGCAAGATTAAGGACACTGATTTATTTGTTCCTGGTGTACCAAGTAATACTATAAATAAATTAGGACGAATATCATAATGAGGCATGGAGAACCAACACTTGCGACCTAATGCCCCAGCTACTGCAGAGATTGCCGTCCACATAGCAAACTTATAAGGTATGGGTGAACCTTTTACTGGCTGTGCACATGCATCTATAAAATCTTTATTTCTTCTCATCCCATTTCCTTAAATTTTTCCACGAATCTCCTATCTCTGCATCAGAAGGTATAAGCATTTTTCTTCCTTTAACTTCAATAGAATTATTTAAACAATCTAATACTTTAGGAATTAATATATCTACTTTATCAATAGGGCATTGACCTAATACTGCATCATGTACTTGTCCCAATATCTCCACTCCCTCTTTAAATAATTCCTTCCATATTTTATATAACCCAAGATTCAATATATCTCCAACTAAAGATTGCGGAAGATAAGCTATCGCTTTCCGAGCATAATGCTCATCATCTAACCTACCCCAAAATTGTCTACGCCTACCGAAAGGAGTAATTAAATTTCCTGTTGTTTGTAATTCTTTTATAACTTCATTATGCCATACTCTAATCCCAGGAAATGCCCCCTTCACTTTCACAAGCTGCTGCGTACCGCTGCCAATTATTTCTCCCATCTCTATAAGTTCTTCAAAGCCTCCACGTTTATCTTGCTTATGCCATCTGTTTAAATTCTTTAATGGTTCTACTCCTCCATAATACAATAATTGAAATCGCTTAGCTTGTGAACCTTTTATCTTAATGTTTCTTGATACTGTTGTATGAGACGCACCATAATTCGTGCCATGACCTGCTCTCTTGCATACATCACGGTATGTATAGTTGCCAAAATAAGGTTGATCCGCCAGCTTCCTGTTCTGTTCCTGGTCTTCCGACCACCCCAAGTTAGGCCATATCATTTTTGCTACTTCCGTATGGAGATCAGAACTTTCCGCCGCATTTATATATCCCTCATCTTCAGATAAATAAGCTGTTGCCCTAGATTCTGCCGCTTGCAAATCAGCATAAAACATAATGCGTCCACGATCAGGAATAAAAATAGCCCGCAAATCTTTTGTAATGTTTTGAAGATTAGTTCCTGTAGCCCAAGGAGATTCCTTAGAAGACCAACGACCAGTTTGTGTTCCAGCTACTTGATAAGTACAACGTATGCGACCATCACCATCCCTCTTTGAAGCCAACACTGTTAACATTTTATCAATGTCTCGCAATACTATTATAGTTTTACAAAATGGGCGAGCACGAGGATACTCTTCACTCAAATGTTCAAGAGCATTGTGATCTGTAGAAATTCTTTGCTTGCCTTTTTCATACTTAATTTCTTTAGGAAGATTTAAATATACATAAAGGATTTCTTTTAATTGATGATGACTATTGTGATTTAAATTCTTATCCCATACTGCATTGGCAAATAAGTTAAGCATGCGTTCAAGCTTAAGCTTTTTCTTTTTCAAGGGGGCACGTATCATTGTAACCGCCCTTTCATCTACTCGGAGACCACGCAATACCATAGAGATGGCAGGTCCCAAGCAACTGAGTTCAAATTCGTAAGTGTTTTTAGTATTGTTGTCTAATTGAGGAGATAATTTATTCCAAACTTCTGTTGTTATTTCACAATCAAGACCACAGTATACCCATAATGATTGTTCCTCATTAAGTTTCTCGTTCTTTAGATTCGTGTTTCGGATTATCCTCGCCATTTAGTTTCTCCTGTATCTCTCCCGCGATAGACATGTATGCTGCTGCATCCACGTACGTATCCCTGGTTCTCTTGCCTACTTTAGTTCTTGCTATTTTTAATAAGCACATCATCACAGCGACCTCATGTCCTGTGAGTGGGTAGTCAAGATAAGACGACCACAACTTAGCAATGTTACCATGATTAATAACCTTGTCTCCATATTCTATTGCCCTATTTCCTTCAACTAATGTTAGTGCGTCTTTTAAAAAGTCTAAGGCTTTTCTTGTTTCTATCATACTCTCCCTCTTTATATCTAATAAATTCTTTTCGTGCTCGTGTAGGATTTATTTCCGCTAATGAACATATCAATTCAAATTCTCCTTTTTTATCTTTCAACCATTTTTCTACGTCCTGTTTATTTTGCAAGCCGTCTTCCGACTTACCTTTATAAGAAAAGTCTTGGACAGCTTGATCTAAAACTGCTCTCCATAAAGAAATTAAATTCTCTACGTCTTTTATATTTTCGGGTAATGGTTTGACCGAAAACAATCTTGATTGTTTCATTACGTTTATGCATCTGCTTTAGTACTCTTTGAAAACTTGGCTAATGTTTTCCAAGCACTCTCGTTTGTATATATAGAGCCGAGAAAATCCAACGCTTTTTCCTGTTCGGGTTGTAATGAATGTTGGGCATGCATGGTATCATGAATGATTCCATTGACACGTATCCCTTGTTTATATGCTAACCATGACACATCATATAATTGATTTTGTGCCACCTTAACAATCTTTTCGTTCTCCAGGATTTTCTTTACCCAGTGCCAGGCTGCTACTTCATTAGTAGCAGACCAGTAATTATTTAATTCTTTATTCTCGTCACGAAAAGGAACAACCAGTGCAATAGTAGGGTTGGGCGCAAAGCCTATACATTTTATAAATCCTTCGGTTGGATCGGTTTCTATATCAAATGCGAGAGGGTTGTCATGATTTGCTTCACTGATAAATTTTTTATAAAATTCATCTAAGTCAGAGAGAGTAGGTTCAATCCATATATCTCTGTCTGTGTATTGTAATTGTGTTGAAAGGGATTCTCTTTTTGCTTTTTGTAAATCAGCTACTAAATGTGGTCGCCATGCAAAATTTTTAAGAACAGAGACAGGACTATAAGTAGGTACAATTTTATAGTTGTGTAGGTCAGAATGACGCAATGAGGTTGTGAAGGTTGCGCCCCTATATGTACCAATCTTATCTAGCCCCGTCAATGCCCACAAGGAAAGAGAACCCATAGGAATAATCACAATGGGGTCTGCCTCTATCCCTCTTTCTTCGGTGGTAAACTTGATCGCCACTCATTCTCTTTACCTAAGGCTTTATATTCTTTTCGCTTATGAAAAAAATATTGAGTGTCATTTTGATGGGGCTTTAATTGCATGGTGTGAGTGAGCAAGCAGTCGTCGAGGTCTATCTCGGCCATGTCACAAAGCTCGCTAAATAATTTTCCCGTGCCCCCTTGCAGGATTTTATTAGCGATTGTTTCACTGTTAGTAGGGTACTCGAATACAAAAGCAATCTTACAATCCTTGACTGACAAAGGCTTGCTAGACTTTATTCTTTTATTGACTGCGTACTCACTCATAAAGACGTTACTTTTTAAGAACGCGTTTGATGGACGCTATAAGTACGTCTTTATTTCTGCCAACCATCTCGTGTTTTATAACACCACTAAATGTTTGACCGATTGCTTGCTCAAGCAATTCTCCAAACGACGCTTTGTCGCCCATGTCAAGTGCCTTCACGAGGAAAGCTTTCAGTGACAATGCAGGGTTGTTTTGTTGCATTGCTTTTGGCGTTGCCCAAAACTCTATTCGAGTTGGTTCAGCATTAGTTAAATCTGAATCAGTAAGATCAGATTGTATGATTCCAACTGCCTTGCAGTTAATCCT